GCGGGGTAATCGGCTGTACCCTTATTGAACCCGTAGGAGTCCGTATAAGCAACCATTTTTAGTCCTCCTTACGAGAAGCTGACGACGGATTCGACGAGAGCTTCTGGCTTCACCACTTTGTAGCCATACACTTGCAGGCCACGGATGATGTCACCGAACGTCGTTTCCGAGCGGATGGTTTCCATCTCAGTCATCTGAGAAGCGAAAGTAAAGCCCATCTTGGTACCAGCAATGATGCTGTACTTCGTGCTGGACGTAACTTTCAAGTTGTGGCTGACGTAGATCGTGAAGCGATCAATCATGCCAAGACGACCGTTACGGAGCGGAGACTGGCTGTCGCCGGTAAGCGAAGCGTCTTTCAGTTCCGACTTCTTGATCAAGCCAGCCATACGGGCAGGGATGATAAGGAAGCGGTTCTGCTCTGGGCAGTTAGCCTCGTCAAGAACGGTGCCCATGTCAACGACAAGGTCCGTAACTGAAGTCGTACCACCTGAACCGTCTTTAGAAACGGTGAGCGGCGAAGCCGTCGTGCCAAGATTGAACGCAGATGATACTGCGCCAGCAGTTGCACCTTTGTTGGTCGAAGCAATGTCTGGCAGGATATCGGTCAGAACACGTTGGTCGATCTTGATCTTCATCTGCTCGGAAGCATCTTTAGACCACATATCCATCAACTTAACGTCTGACTGAACACGATCAATGTCGTCTTCAACGCAAGCGAAGTATTCGCCTTTGTCGATAACAAGCTGAAGTTTCGGCTTGTCAGGGTTTTCAACGACGAGGCTCTGACCTTTGACATAGTCACGGATCGTGATGTTCGGGATAGTACGGATGTTAACCGTATCACCCTGGTTCTTGATCTCGCCTTCGTAGTCGGTATTAGCGATAGCCGCGAGGACCGTCGCATCGTAGAAGTTTTCAATAAGCTTGCCTGACCAAATCTCAGGGATAAAGTTCCCCGAATAATTTGGGCGGCCAGCAGAGACTGGAAAAGACATGGACTAGCTCCACTTAACCTGTTGCGACTATGCGATTTTCCCGCTGTGCAGCGAAAATATCGCGTTCAATTCGGTCGCGTTCGGATTCCTTACCTCGATAAACTCCCTTACGAACATCGTCGAAGAACTTTTGAATGTCCTTCGGAGAGTACGTTTTGGTCTGATCCTTCGATGGAGCACCGTTTCCACGACCTCTACCCGGAGCAACTTGTTTATCAAGTTCGGACGCCGCTGCGCCCCGAGGTGGTTGAGCAACTTGTTGACCATTCATTCCCTGCCAAGCATTGAAGAAATTTGCGACTCGGTATGCGTCCATGCTCCGTTGAGCATCTTCAAGATAGGACTGCCGCGTAACCCCGGTCAGCGGGTCTACTTCCATGAGCCAATCTAGAAAGCCCTGATCTGCATTGATATCCCGCCAGTTGGGGATCTTTGTAGATAGTTCTGCCCAGAATGACTGCTCAGATGATAGCGCCTGCTTCTGTGCAACCTGCTCGACACGAGGAAGAACATTGACCTGCATCTGCCGGACCATATGTTCCAATTCCGCGATCTTATTGTCGCGGGCTGTCAGTGATTCTTCGGACACACGTCGCATGACCTCAATAGAATCACCGTATTCCTCAACGTCTTTGTCGGTTATCAACTTTCTATCAGCGGCAACAGCTGGAGCCGAAGGCGTAGATAGAGTTGAAAGCAACTGCTCCATCTGGGTAAGTCGTTGGTTCAACTGTTGATTCTCAGCACGAAGCCGTACTGTATCAGCGTTGTACATACCCTGAAGTGTTTTATACCGTTTCTCGTAAGTCTCCTCGTTATCCTTGTTACCCGTAGTCTTTTGCTCGTTAAGTACGGGTGCAGCTGCAGTATCTTCGGCACTGTCGGTTTGCTGAACACTCTCTTGCGTCTGACCTTCTGGCTCTACAGCAACTTCAGTAGTTCCAGTTTGGGTCTTCTGCTCTTCAAAGTGTTTGGCTACCACCTCAGACTGACGACGAATCTGCTCAGGTATGGTCATAGAACGCTCCTCTCGGTGTGCGTGGTTAAATGGCTGCTATCTTTTGCGAGATTCTGCTGCCATATCAGGGGCATTTTGCACTAGTTTATATATCTCTGTCAACACTTGGCAACGCCCTTGAGCCAAGTGAACAGCATCTGGTCCAACATAAGGTAGCTGATCTATCTCACGTTGCCGCCATTCAGTTATCCACTCAAGAATAGCTGGATGGGACCGAGAGATAGAAGCCCATTGTTGAAGAAGCTCTGGAGTGGGACGAATCAAGCAGCACCGCCCTGTGGGCGCGCAATCGCTGCGCTCATACCACCGGCAGCATTACCAGCTTGATCGACTGTTGCACCTTGAGGTTGTTGTGGTTGCGCTGCTTTCTGAGCCATCTGCACCCTATCAACATACCCAAGTTTTTCACGTGATGGGACAATCTCATCAACTGGCATTTGCAGACCTTTGGCAATCTCACGGAGAATCGCTGCACGCCCGTCTTTACCAATGATGCTCATGTCTACTTCGTTAGCGGTGGCATTAAGGAACTCAACGCGACGAAGGTTAACTGTTTCTTTAACTGCTAGGTTAACTGCACCACGTGGGATAATTTGCGCATCGCCCTTAATCGACTCATCCGCATCGTAACGCATATTGTATACAAACTGCCGCTCAACAACTGGCATAATAATGTCGTTATCAATGTGCATCACAACTTGGCGAATACCCTTACCAGCTGAACCCATAAGCATGGACAGCCCCGATGCGGTACGACCCGCGCCCTTAACATCTACGTCGCCATAAATATAAGACGGTATGCCTGAGTGATCGTCAGCCAAACGGCTAAACCGTTCATAAACAGCCATTAGCGTATTGGCATTATCGTTAGGCTGATTGAACCGTACGGCTGGAGCCGACCCGCCTAGTGGGTCATTAAGGACCTGCCAAATCTTCCATGGGTGCATCTGGGTAATATCCTCATTAGGAGGAATACGTTCCAGATTGACCTCGACCTGTGGGCCAGAAGCAATACCCATGTTGTTGACAAGCGAACGAGCCGCTGCATTACATATATTCTGTAGGTCTTCTATGATCTCAGGAATGCCACGGCCCCAAAATGCACCGGGAGTCTTAATAAAAGATGTTTTAGCGTAAGGCTTTTCACCTAACGGATCGTAATTCAAAATTGCTTTGATAACGTAGTTACCAACAAGCCATATGTTAGCATCATACTCGCGCGCTTCATCAGGCACATCTTCCTCAGACATACCCCATTCACGAAGCATAGCACCGCTGACTTTACCCCAGAACTCAAGTGCGTCGAACATATCCGTTGGACGCATCTCGGTATAGAACTTACGTTCTTCTTCCTCACGCTGCTGAGTAATGGTCTCCGCAACCCAAGATTGACCCGGACCGATCTCCAACACCTTACGAATAGCCTGATCATCGTAACCGGGAACGCCAATCAAGTCGGCTAAAGAAGTACGACTCAGCTGGTGATGTTCAAAAAGATACCCGTCATTGATCCGAGTGATACCCGGTTCTGGGTAAATACTGAAAGGACTTACCCTCTCAAATTCCGGTGCAAGCCTCTCGCTCGCTTCGACAATAGTCTTACCATCTGGACTCTTCGCCCATCCCAAGTGTCGCTGGCGACGGACAATAGGCCCCTTAACAAAAGCGCAAGGGAAAGTGACAAGATCAGTAATGAACTCATTGAAAGCCTCCGACCAACCGCCTTGGGCAAATTGATCGTCGATCTTAATCTTCATTTTGTCAACACGCATTTGTGCCGACTGTAATGTACGGAAACGTAACTCTTGTGAAACAACTTCTTTTAATTCAAGCAGTTCGGTCTTAGTAGGGGCCATACCAGTTGCTTGAATAATTTCAACAACTTGCTCAGCAAAGGCTACTTGTAATTCTTGGCTACTCTCAGGTGACAGTTCTGGAATAGGTGTCGGCACCATATCCCACGGAGGTGATCCATTATCCATAAGGATATCACGAAGCCAACTCTCTGCTGCACGGCACTTTACTTCCGTAAGCATCATGTAAACTTCGGACCCACCTTGCTGCTGGATCGCATTCAATTTATCTGCTTCATACTCACCATTGCGCTGCCGCATGGCTTTAAGCATGATATGTCCGATTGGTTCCCGTGCAATACGCGCGGCATCCCAACATTCTTTTAAATAAGCAGAAAGTCCTAATATAACAGAATCTTGCTGTCGCGCTTGTAGCTCTTGTTCCATGCGTTCGCGTTCAGCTTTATCAAGCTGTTGATTATTCACAACGCGAAGAAGACCAAGTCCAGCCATATTAATCTCACACTACTCTTACACAGTTGGAACGTCAACTAAATCCCATGACTGTGTTGACTCATTCCATACATACAATTTGCCATCTGTAGGCATAGGAACAGGTGCATACCAATTTGTATCTGGGCCTAAGAGCCAAGATGGATATGGTTTAGGCGCTATAAAAACGTCCAGATCCTTGTCGTAAGTATAGCCTATGCCAGCATACCGGGCGCGCATATTGCCGTTATAACTGGTTTGAACCCAGTTGCCGCCAAACAGACGCTGGCAAAAAGCAACGCCGATGCTTTCTACTTCTGTGCCGTCGGGCGTCGAGGTGTCTTTGTTTCCGACAACAATCACTCGTAAAACGACGTTGTTTTCGTCTAACTCTGCAAAATGAGCCACTTTATTTCTCCAACTTTAATGCAGTCAATTCGTTCTCATCCCCAATTACGCCAATTGGAAACGTATTAAAAGCTAGACTGATCCGCGTGTCTTCGCCTTCTACTGGCTGCACCATATGCGTCAGCGAGGAAGGAAATAACACAAGATCGCCAGTACCGACAGGATACCACCAACTCTCCGAATTGTAAGGATTCCATTCGGCGGGCGGAAATTTGATATGCTGATAGCCATCGCGGTAGAAAAATATTTTATCGCTATTCTTATGGGCGTTTACATAATAACACCCTGAGATCAGTGAGTTAGGGTGTGCATGTTTGTGGTGAAATTGTCCCGGCTTTGTCCAGTTTAACCAAGACTGTGTGATTTTTAGATGCGCGTCGTTCTTAGGGCAGTAAGTCGCCATGAAATATTCGTGCAGCGATTTCTCAATAAACTGACGAAGATTTAATAGTTTTTTCTGCTTTAGCAGATATTTATCTTCGCTACTTGTGTTGCCGTCATTTGGCCGTTGAGGCTGACCGGCGAGGAAATCTGTATCTACTTCGCCATCATATTTAAAAAATCCGATTGGAATCGGGAAAAGATTTTCCATTATCACGCGAGAGCTTTCTCTAATTCGGCGTCCTTAACGCCCATTTCTTCTAATTGCGCTGCGGTATAGATCGTATTGATACTGTCCTCAAACGCTTTAATTTTTTCGATTGTTTCGTAAACCTCTTCAATCGTCGGGCAAGGACGCTCATCTTCCCAACGAGTGAATTGGTTGTTGCTTATCTCCCATTTTGCGCCAGGGCGTAAGAGAAACATTGCTGTGTCTATGCCTAAGAATTTGTAGATGTGTTTCATTAATTCAACTTTACGATTACGATACCAGAGCCGCCATTACCGCCATTTGAGTTAGGCGCTTGTTGCCCGCCACCACCGCCGCCGCCAGTGTTCGCTGTTCCAGAAGTAACAGACGTTCCGCCATTACCGCCGCCGCCAGAACCGCCTGTGCCGCCTGTGCCTGGGCCGTATGCTCCCGCGCCGCCGCCACCTGCATAGGTTACTGAAGAACCAGATATAGATGACGCTGTTCCAGCGCCGCCATTACCGCCCGCTGAAGACGTGCCGTTAGCACCGACGGCTGAAGCACCACCACCTCCACCGCCGCCATAATTTAAGCCTGCGTTGTAGTTTGTGCCACCATCATTACCTTGCACAGGAGATGCTGTTCTAGTGCCGCCCGGGCCAGCATTGCCCGAAACACCGCCGCCGCCGCCTGATCCGCCGGGGCCCCCGCCTGCTGGGGCTGATGTTCCTCCATAACCGCCGCCTGTGGAAGTAACCGTCGTAAAAGGAGCGGTTCCGGAAAGAGAGCTTAAACTTCCTTGCGTTCCAAGACCGCTTCCGCCCGGGCCTCCCGCGCCAATTGTAGCAGTGAGTGTATTGCCTGCGCTGACTGAAATACCTGTGCCAGTTATATAACCGCCTGCACCGCCGCCACCGCCAGATAAACTACCACCACCACCGCCCGCAACAACAAGATAATCAACCGTTGAAACGCCTGTGGGGATTACGAAGGAGCCAGTAGAATTAAAGATAAGAATTGATGGTCGTTGGAAGGTTACAATTACAACGCCAGAACCGCCTGTGCCGCCAACCCCCGAAGAATTACATCCGCCGCCGCCGCCGCCAGTATTAGCAGTTCCGGCGGTGCCATTCCCGCTTGTAGTTCCTGCCCCGCCGCCGCCAGATCCGCCGGTGCCGCCGGTGCCGCCTGTTTGTTTTGCCCCGCCTCCGCCGCCGCCGGCATAAGGTGTAGAGTTATACGCTGTTCCTGCGCCGCCATTGCCGCCATTAGTTGAACTAGCATTACCGCCGGTGCCGGTCGCACCGCCACCACCGCCGCCATGCGTGTATGTGGTGCCATCAGTGCTGCCTGTTCCTCCAGTATTACCTTGTGAAGGCGTAGTTGCTGGAGTATTACCCGCGCCGCCTGCATTAGGCCCCGCGCCTCCGCCACCAGAACCGCCAGCAACACCAACTGCGCCGCTGCCGCCTTTGCCGCCGCCCGCAGATGTAACAGTAGTAAACGGAGATGCGGCTGAAATCTCACTAAGACTTCCGCTGGCGTTTGCTGCGCCGCCTGCACCAACTGTAACTGTTAATACAGACCCTGCGGCTACTGGTAATCCTGTCGCAGTTCTAAATCCGCCTGCACCACCACCACCGCCTGCTGATCCAGTATTAACCCCTGTATTACCACCGCCACCGCCAGCAACAATTAAATAATCAATTGCTGTGACGCCTGTTGGAACTGTGACTTGAGCCGTAGAGGTAAATGTAATGGATGAAGTCGTCGGCATTGAATAAGAAATAATGACGATACCAGAACCACCAGTTCCGCCAGAAGACCCAGGGCCACCACCTCCAGCCCCGCCGCCTCTATTAGCTGTGCCGTTATCTCCGGCACCGCTAGATTTTCCATTACCGCCGCCGCCACTTCCGCCAGTGCCCGCAGTGCCAGAAAAAATTCCGCCGCCGCCGCCGCCCGCATAAGTTACAGAAGAACCTGAAATACTATTAGGAGATCCATTGCCACCGTTGCCAGATTTAGCTGGGCTTGTGGTGCCATTATCGCCAACAGCGCCTGCTCCGCCGCCGCCGCCAGAACATCCTACGCCGGGAGACGCAGGGCACGAACCGCCATCGTTTCCTTGACCAGATGGCGTAGCAACGCCGCCTGGATTAGCGCCAAAACCAGCGCCGCCGCCAGAACCCCCAATTTTGCCTGCTGCGCTTGACCCACCACCGCCGCCACCTTTAGCAGTTGTTGCGCCCGGAAAAGAACTGTCGTTTCCTGTTGTGCCAGAAACACCATCACCGCCACCGGGGCCGCCAGCGCCGACATTAACAGAGTAGGATGATCCCGCAGTAACGGATAAATTGGTTCCGACAACATATCCGCCAGCACCGCCTCCACCTGCATATCCACCACCGCCACCGCCACCGCCAGCGACAATCAGATAACTGTCAATCTGCGTCACGCCTGTAGGCGCAACCCAATTGCCTGAAGCAGTAAAGGTGCTAACGACTGTATATGTAGCTGCGCCACCACTAGCGAACAGCATTGCCATAATGCCGGACATTAGGTTACTCCACCGCCGGATACGACAAATACTGGATTAGCGCCGCCAGTTACGCAGAGCAATGTAGCAACACCATACTGAGCGAGCGTTCTATTGCCAGTTGTAGCTGTGCCTGCAAGACGAAATGTTACGTTTGTGCCTGCCGTTATTGTTATGCTAGAGCTTGAGTTATTATAAATCGTAAACACATCGCCTGCACTGTAGATCGACGCATTGACCGTCACACCACTATTAGTTGAAATGTGCTTACCGACATCGCTTGTATCAGTTGGCGTATA